AATATATAATAAAAAAATGCGCCCCCTCCCAAACTTCCCTTATATATATAAATTTGGGCGAAAATCCATTTTTGGAACGTGCCCAAAATTTTTCAAAGTTTTTTTCCACCATTACCTAATTTTTTTAAGCAGTTTTATCCACTTGCCTAATTTTTGAAAGTGTCATGCAGCATTAAACCTAGCTTCCCGCGGTAATCCCCTTCCCGCCTTCTTTTTTGCTTTTCTTTTGTTGAGAGAGAGCTGAAAAATATAATGCAATACTAATTGTGTAGTTAGCTATAAACAATAGAAAAGTAATTGTATGAATACTTTTTCATGAAAAATAAAAAATGGCAAATTTTCCTTGATTTTAACAATTAACAAAAGGAAAGTAATAAAAGAAAGCGGGAAGGCTTACCCCAATACTGCATGTAATCTTGCTTTAATGCTGCATGTAAGCAGCGGCTGCCGCATTTTTCTATTTTTCTTTTGTTGAGGAATCCTGAAAATGTAATGCAATACTATTTGTGTAGTTAACTATTTTGCTATTGTTTTTATTTATATGATAAAATGTTCGTGGAAAATAAAAAGTGGTAAATTTAATTAAAAATGGATAAAAAGCCTTCCCGCAAAAAATTTTTAATACCGTTGGGCAACACTATATAATTTGTTGACTTCAAAAATCATATATATATGTAGAAATGAAAAAAATGAAAAAAGGAGGATAAATAAACATGGATAAAACAGGAGATATTCCAAATAAATTAGAAGAAACAAACTTAATGATTAATGCTATAAGTGCATTTAACGATTCAGGACTTGCCAATAATGAGGATATAAGAAAAACCTCTGAATCAGCAGCACTTCTTGATATTGCTAAATCATTAGCCATAATTGCTGATAATACAAGTATTATAGTTGAGCATTTTAAGGAGGAAAAAGCAAATGGCTAAAAATTGGGCAGCAGTTAGGCAAAAACGAGAAGAAATAATGGAAGCAATCCCGCAATCTACAAGAAATAAGTTTTTTGGTAAGGCTGGTGTTTATGGAATATATATCGAAGGGCAATTGGTTTATGTAGGAGAAACTTTAAATATTTTAAATAGATGGATTGATCATAAATTCAACACCTTATATAATTTTAAACAAAAGGAATATCAAGAAGGAAAGTATAAAGTATTGCGGGAAGCGTATGCGGCTGGGCTTAGAGTAAGTTGCGATGTATTAGAGTTCTGTGAGAGCGATAAGAAGATTCTTAGAGCAAGGGAAGCCGCATATATTAAAAAGTATAATCCAATACTTAATATAATTAATACTGGCAAGCACTCTGACGTGTATACAAAAGGACATTCCTTTATTATTAAACTTTTAGAAAAGGAGAATAAAATATGATAGAAAACAGAGATTTTATAACAAAAGAAGAAAGAGAGAAAATCATACAGATTTCTAAAAAGGAACATTTATCTTTGGCGGGAATTGGTAGACAATGCGAGATTAAAGATAGAGCATTCTGGAAAAGAATTATGGATGCTAATAAGCCTATACCAGAGCATTCCCGCATTGCATTAAATAAGTTTTTTCAAAATCACAATGGGGAAAGCGAACAGGAGGAAAACAAATAAAAAGCTTGCGGGAAGCGGTATGTGATTCATTAATCCAGGCTGGGTGTGTCAAAGCTATGTACATAGATGCATTGAAGCACCCATTCCCGCCTTTATTGCTTTGCTTTTGTTGATGAAGATAGTTAATTGCTAATTGCTTTGCTTTTGTTGAAAAAGAAAGCGTGTCTTACCAAAAACATCTTCCTGTAGTTTTGCTATTGTTAACTGTTTTGCTTTTGTTTTTAATCTGCCAAACATTTTACTGTGAAAAATAAAAAAAAAGGCAAATTTACTTAAAAACAATAGGAAGCAATAAATGCGGGGAGCGCAAACCGGCATCCAAAAAAATTTTTAATACCATTGGACAACACTGGTAAAAGCAATTCCCGCATTTTTCTTATATATATGCAGGGGTGAGAAACAAACACCTAAATAACAATAGAACAAAAGGAAAAGGAGTAAAACACTATGGAAGAAATTATAATTGCAGCACTTATTGTAGCTTTGATATTAGAACACATAAGAGCAAATGCTGCGGAAGAGGCATTCAGAAAAGCAGCGGGAGCCCGCAAGTCAAATAGAAAACAGGAGGTAAAGTAATATGGTAGCAAGCAATATGGAAGAAGAAAAGCTCAATGCCGTTTTTGAACCTCACAATCCTGGAGAATGGGAACTCAAAGCCACTCTCCGCAACCACAACTATTCAGTAAAGGATGTTTCAGATAATCCTGACTATTGGTACAAAGATATTGATTTAATAGCTACAAATAACGAAACTGGAAATGTTTCAAAAATTGAGGTAAAATGGGATAGTAGGATTGCTGCAACAGGCAACCTCTTTATTGAGTTCGCTAATCCTCGTTCTAAAGGCGGGAAGGGGTGGTTTGAGTTCTGTGAAGCTGACTTACTTGCATATGGGGATTCCCGCAATAAAGTTTTTTATATGATAAAGGTACCTGAGTTAAAGGAATTCGTAGCGAGAAACAAGAATGTATTAAGGGTAGTTAGAACGTGGGATGATAGTCAGGGATTTATCCTTCCTAAGAAATATATAGAACACCTTATCATCGACACTATTGTTGCAGAACAACCAAATTTTTAAGCGGAAGTGGATAAACCACTTCCCGCATTTTTAAAATATATATACATAAGAATAAAAATATAAAAATTTAAAAAGGAGGAAGATACCATGGGTGCATCAAAAGAAGCAACTGAAAAACGTATACAACGTGCCTTAGAAATGGTGAGAGAAAATCCTGGAATTGGCATTACTCAACTCTCTGATGCTCTTGGTTTAAATAGAAACACAATATACGGCTGGAAAGAACGAAATACCCACAATTGGAATGAACGTTATGCGGAAGCTCTTAATGAAGCATTTTCCGCTCTTGAGGGGCCAGCAATTGAGGCTATGTCTCGCTTACTCGAGAAGGATAATTTCCAAGCTGCAAAATATGTACTAGATAACCGCAACTATGGAGCTGCACAGAAGATACAAGCAGATGTGAATACCGATATAACAATAGATGTAACAATAGAGGAGTAAAGAATGGGTAAAGTAAATTTAAAATTAAGTAAAAGTTTATTCACTCCTAAATACTTTCCTCTATTGTTGGATTATTCTCACCGCTGGGAAGTTTATATGGGGAGTGCGGGAAGTGCTAAATCTTACTTCATCACGCAAAAAATAATAGTAAGGTGCTGCCGCGAACCCATAAAAGTCTTGGTTTGTAGAAGAACAGGAGCTACAATCCGCAATACTTGTTTTTCACTTTTTAAGGATATTATCCACCGCTGGAAATTAACACCTTACGTAAAGATAAGAGAAACTGATTTTAACATTAAATTTGCGAATGGTAGCGAGATTATCTTTACTGGGCTTGATGAAGAAACGAAGCTACTTTCATTAAACAATATTGGAGTTATCTTTGTGGAAGAAGCTTTTGAAGTACCTCAATCTATTGTTGAACAGTTAAATTTAAGATTAAGAGGTGCAATAAAGAACCAGCAAATTATAATGGCTTTTAACCCGATTAATAAAAACCATTGGCTTTATCACTTTTGTGAAGAACAACCACCAGAGTCCTTTATCTACATACACTCTACATATAAGGATAATCCATTTTTAAGTGCGGAATACATTAAATCTTTAGAAGATTTATATAAGCGCAATCCCGCAAAAGCACGTATTTTCTGCGATGGTGAATGGGGAGTTAACCCAGAAGGATTAGTACTTACTAAATGGCGAACAGAAGAATTCGATGCCCTAGAGCTTGCGAGCAAAGGACTTGAACATAGGGCGGGAATGGATTTAGGTTGGGTAGACAAAACCGCAATTATAGACACCCTTTATGATAGGGAAAACAAAAAGATATACGTATTCAATGAGTTCTATAAGTCTGGATGTCAGCTTTCGGAGCTAGCAACTGCATTAAAAGAAATGCAACTAAACAAGAGCAGAGTCTATGTGGATGCAGCGGAACCCCGCTCCATTCAGTTTTTTAGAAATGAAGGCATTAACACAGTACCTTGTAAAAAAGGTAAAGATAGCGTTAAGGCGGGAATTATGTTTCTACAAGATAACGAGATTATAGTGCATCCCGCATGTAAGAACTTTATTAATGAGCTAGAAAATTTTAGCTATATACAGAGTAAGCAAACAGGGGAGTGGACAGAGGACACCACACACGAGTTCTCGCACGCAATAGACGCTTGCCGCTATGCCTACTCAGATATTTACACACAAACAACAATTCAAGTATTTGATAAATCTATTTTAGGTTTATAGGAAAGGAGATTTTTATGATAGGAAGTTTAATCGGAATATTAGTTATTATTTTAGGGGTTGCCGCATTGATTGGCTTAGAAGGATTGATAATTTGGGGAATTGGCAGCTTTGTATGCTGGGCTTTTGCTATTCCTTTTGTTTTTACATTCTGGCATGGATGCGCGATTGTATTAGTACTTGCAATTTTAAAAGGTATATTCCAAAGAAATAATAATTTAACAAAGGAGGAATAAAAATTGTTTCATATAAGTAAAGACACTGAACTTACTGTTTCTCTATTGGAGAAAATGATTAATAAGTTTAATTTAAACAAAAAGCCATATTTAGAAAAAATGAAAAAATATTATGATGGCGGGCAGGCTATTCTTCAGAAGAGCTACATTAATGAGGATAAAGCCCATTCCCGCGTTGTAACAAATTATTGTAAAAACATTACTGATAGCTATTGTGGATATATGGCGGCACCGGGCTGTATTTCATACAGTAGTGAAGAGGATATTACAGATATTATGGAAATCCTTAAGTATAATGATTATCAGGATGAGGACTCAGATTTCTTGCTTGATGCTCTTATCTATGGAACTGCCGCAGAACTGATGTATACCGATGAAAGTGCAAAGGTGCGTTTCCGCCTCATTAACCCTACCTCTTGTTTTGGTATTTATGATGATAGTTTGAGTAATGATTTACTTTATTTTGTTAGATGGTACAAGGCTAGTGAATGGGATGATAGTGATTTATATAATGTAGATGTATATGATAATGCTTATATTAAGCACTATACTATGAATGGCGTAAATGCGGGATTCCTTACTCTTGTTAGCGAGGAGCCTCATTACTTTGGACAGTGTCCAGCTAATATTTTTAATTTACAGGATGAAAAAAGCGTATTCGATTGTATTTTAAGTTTACAGGATGCCTCAAATGAGATTATGTCTGCGGAAATTGATGATTTCTCTGCCTTTTGTGATGCTTATCTTGTTTTAACAAATGTAAATGTTCAATCAGCACAAGATGCAGAGAAAATTAAAGCGGGTTCTATGTTAATGCTACCAGAAGGAGCAACCGCATCTTTCCTAACTAAAAATGCAAGTGACACTCAAGTAGAGAATATCTTACAGAGAATTCACAATAGCATTTACCGCATTGCAGCTTGTCCAGATTTTAGTTCTGAATCTTTTGTTGGCGGAGTTAGTTCAGGAGTAGCTATTAAGTACCGCTTAACTGGAATGGAAACAAGAGCTGCTGCCATTGCCGCAGATATGAAGAAAGCATTGCAAAGAAGAATTGAGATTATTTGCGGAATTGCATCACTTAAGCTTGGTGAAGAAGTCTTCCGCGACATTCAAATCAGCTTTAAACGTAATGTACCAGAAGACGAAAATAGCTACATTAAAGTTGTTAAAGAATTACAGGGTATTGTTTCTGATAAAGCACTCCTAGGACAGATTCCATTTATTCAAGATGTGAATGCGGAAATGGAAGCAATACAAGAGCAGAAACAAAATAATGTAAACATTTATCAAGGAGCTTTTAGAGAAGAGGAAGTAAGCGATGAAGAATAATTATTGGGCAAAGAGAAGTGCGGAAACTGCTCAGAGACTCACAGACGTGGGTGCGGCTGCCGCAAATAAACAACTTGCTAAATACTATTCCTCTTGTCAAAAGAAAGTAATTAGAAACTTTGAAATCTTGTATGACGAACTCTTAGCCAAGTCTGCGGGGGAACAACCAACTCCCGCAGATTTATACAAATTAGAAAAATACTGGGTTATGCAAGGGGAATTAACAGAAGAACTAAATAAATTAGGAAATAAAACTGCTACACTATTAAGTAAAAAATTTGTAGAGCATTACATTAATGTTTATGAAAGCTTGAATTTAGGCATTGAATCTACTGAATCTACCTTTGCTACTGTTGATGCGGGAACCGCTGCTCAGATGGTGAATGCGGTTTGGTGTGCGGATGGAAAGAACTGGAGTCAGAGAGTATGGAACAACACCGCCCGCCTTCAACAAGCATTGAATGAGGAATTATCACATTGTATTATTACAGGGCAAAAAACAACTGAATTAAAAAAACTTTTACAAACAGAATTTGCGGTAAGCCATAATGAGGCTGATAGATTAGTCAGAACTGAGATGTCACATATCCAGAACGCTGCTGCCGCACAGAGATATAAAGATTATGGAATAAAAGAGTTCGAAGTATTATCGGATGGAGGCTGCGAGCAATGCGCACACAGTAAGAACAAAAGATACAGAATAGAAGAAAAGATTCCAGTTCCGTTCCACCCTAACTGCCGCTGCTGTATTGTTCCTATTGTTGCGGTGGATGATTAATCCAAAAAATTTTTAAATCCCGCTGGGCACACGCGGAAAGCTGATATTCTCTACTTTTGTAATAACTATAGAGCAATCAAAGTTGTTTTTACAGGGGTTAAACTTTAAACAAAAACTGAATAAAAGAAGAAGAGGGGTGCGGGTTCCCGCATAACTCAAAGGAGATTAAAATTATGGAAAATGAAAATATGAATACTAATGCCGCTGTTGTTGAAACAGCACAGGGCCAGGCTGAGGAAACAGCAACTGAAAAGGCTAAAACTTATACACAGGAAGAAGTTCTTGCTCTTTTACAGAGTGAAACAGATAAGAGGGTTAGTCAAGCATTAAAGACACAACAGAAAAAGTATGAAAAACAGCTTTCTCTATCTAAGCTTGATGGCGCTGAAAGAGAAAAAGCTGAGAAGGATAGTAGAATTGCGGAGCTTGAGGAAAAGTTGGCGGAGTTCCAGATGGAGAAGAACAAGTCTGAACTTAAGTCAGTATTATCAAGCCGCGGTTTAAGTGCGGAGTTTGCAGACATTGTTGCTATTAGCGAAGACTTAACAGAGTCACAGGCAAATATTGATAAATTAGATAAGTTATTTAAGGCTGCTGTTAAGGCTGAAGTTGAAAAGCGCCTTGCAGGTAGCTCTCCTAAAGGAAATGGAGCATCAACCGCACAATTAACAAAAGAGGATGCGAAAAAGATGAGCATCGCACAGATGAGCGAATTGGCTAGTTCAAATCCAGAACTATTCAATAAATTATTTAACTAAAAAATAAATGGAGGAAATTATATGAACACAGTATACCCTAACAAGGTTGTAGAAGCTAAGGCAAATGACTTACTTACTACTTCAATTAACACAAAATCATTAATGACTGTTGATGACAGTCTTACACAGTCAGCAGGTATGACAAAGACAATTAACGTTTACACTTACACAGGTACAGCAGAGGAACTCGCAGCTGGAGCAGGTAACACAGCGGCAGCCCGCGGCTCAATTGCTTATGTAGGTACAGATTATAACGTAAAGTTAGTTCAGCAGGCATTCGATTACCGCGATGAAGACTTTATGAAAGATCCTACTATTGTAGATAACATGCTTAAGGGTGCTACACAGGTAATGGCAAATAAGATGACAGCTGACTTCTTAACAGAAGCAACTAAGGCAACTAAGATTGTAACATTCCCACATTCAGGAGTTATTTCTTACGATTCTATTGTTGATGCTATTTCAGAATTAAACTTAGAAGATGAAAGCAAGATTTTTATCATCATTCCTAATACTTGGAAAGCTGCTCTCCGCAAAGACGATGTATATGTAGCTGCAAGACAGGGTGAAGTAGTTTACAATGGACAGGTTGGTACTGTAGCTGGTATCCCAGTTATCGCTTCTAAGGCACTTACAACTGAAGCTTATGTTATGACTGCGGAAGCTATTAAGCTTTTCGTTAAGAAGGACGTAGAAGTTGAACAGGATAGAAATGCTGATACAAGAACTAACTCAGTTTACCTTAGAAGTTCTTATGTAGCTGCTCTTGTTGATAATTCTAAGATTTGCAAGGTTAAGGCAGCTGCTGAATAATCAATCCTTTAGAACAAAAGGAGGATTACAATGCTAGAAGAAATTAAACTTATGCTTGGTGAGAGCGCGGGGAACTACTCCGACGCTCTTATCCAGCTACTTTATGGACAAAGCGCGGCAGAGGTTGAGGCATATTGTGGTTGTACTATGGATGCCACAATGCGCTATATTGCGGAACAGATTACCGTTATTAAGTTAAATCGAATTCACACTGAAGGCTTGGCTAGTCAATCCTTTAGCGGAGTTTCAGAAAGCTATATAGACGGCCTTCCCGCAGATATTATAGCAGTATTAAATAGAAAACGTGTGCTTGGGGTTTTCTAATATGATTGCCCCAGACATGCGACTTTACGATTATTCTGTTTTTTCTATTGTAGAAGATGCATATGGACAGCCAACAGAAGAAACCCAAGAGGGAAAAATAAAGATGGCTATTTACTTAACTAATGAAGTTCTCGATGATAATACGCTTTATAGCGGCGCCCAGTATGCAGCCTTAACGCTAGATGCAAATATCACAGACGCTTACGTAATACACTACAACGAACACAAGCTAAAAGTACTTTACGTAGCTCCACAAGGGCGCTATAAAAAAGTATACCTTGCGAGGATGTAGTCGTTGTCAGTAGAAATTCGTGGCAAAGAGAGCCTCGATAAGAGATTACAATCGCTTGCTGATGTTGAGAAGTATGCGGAAGCGCTTAAACAAGCTACAGCACTAGTCGAGGGTGACGCAAAGCGCAAAGCCCCAAAGGATACTGGAGCATTGAGAAACTCAATAGCTAGTGAAGTAAAGGAACAGAACGAAGAAGCGGTAGGTATTGTTTATACTCCGCTTGAATATGCTCCCTATATAGAATATGGAACTGGCCTGTTCGCTACCAAGGGCGGCCGCGCAAATGTTCCTTGGTGCTATAAAGATGATGACGGACATTGGCACACTACAAGCGGAATGAAGCCTCAACCATTTATGCATCCCGCTTTAAATGAAAATCGTAATAAAATACTAAAACTATTAAAGGAGAGTATAAAAAATGATTAATTATCACGCAGAATTAGTAAGTGCTCTCAAAACTATTTTACCAACCCATTACGAACTCAAATTACATTCGGGACTCCCTACCCCTTGCATTTCTTATATGGAAGTAGATAATGCTTCCCGCGAAACAGGAGATACAATAGGCTATAGTTCATTGCAATATCAAATTAAAGTATGGGGTAATAAATTAGAAGATTTGCAAAAATATGCTCTTCAGATAGACAACAAACTTCGTCCTCTTGGTTGGACAAGAATAAGTTGTAGAGAACTATACGATAATGAGAGCACGATGATACAAAAGGTAATGTTGTATGAAGCAACAGCCTTAGAAAATTTTGAATAATGGAGGTTTATTATGGCAGTAATTTCTAAAGGAATTAAATTAAGCTATAAGGCAAGCGGTGAACAGGCATTCACAGAGCTTACAAATTTACAAGAAATTCCAGAGTTAGGCGGAGATAGCGAGGCTATTGAAGTAACAGTTTTATCAGATGCCGCACATATGTACACAGACGGAATTCTTAACTACGGTGATTCACTTGCTTTTGTTTTCTTATATGAGAAGACACAGTTCGCAACACTTCAGGGTTTAAGTGGAACAGTAGAATGGAAAGTAGAATTACCAGACGAAACTACTTGTACTTTTAGCGGTACAGCTTCAGTTAAATTAGCGGGTGTTGGTGTAAATGCCGCACTTACTTATACTTTATCAGTTAAGCCAAATTCAGCAATGGTTTGGGCTTAATACCTTAACGTTAAGGACAGAGGGGCGGAGTTAATCTCCTTCCTTCCGCCCTTCTATTTTACTATTGTTAATAATTAATAATTAATAAAAAGGAGAATTTATTATGTTATTTTATGAATTTAAAGTTGGAGACAACGTTTATAAGTTAAGACTTACTACAAGAGACATTATCTCTTTAGAGAAAGCTATTGGTATGAATCCTATTAGTATTTTTGGTATGGATGGCACTACAATTCCATCTGTAACAGTAATGGTAAATATTTTGCATCAGAGCTTACAGAAATATCAGCATGGATTAACACTTAATGATGCTTACGATATTTTTGATAATTATATTGAAGACGGACACATGCCAACAGACTTTATTTATGATATTGTGGAACTCTATAAAGTATCTGGATTAATGAAGGATGAAGCTCCACAAGAGGAAGAAACAAAAAACTAGCGGGCGGGGGGGAGAATAACTCCTCTCCCGCACCTTTTTTAATAAAAGATAAAATCTTTAATTGGTTGGCGGTGGCCCTCGATAGTGGCATCACAGAGCAGGACTTTTGGAATATGACTCTAGCTGAGGTAGAGAGAGCTGTAGAGAGTAAGGCACGTGTTAAGAAAGCAGAACAACAGGAGAAAGCAAGTTTTGATTACATTTTAGCCGATTTAATTGGTAGAAGTGTTGCGAGAGGCTTCTCTGCTCAAAATAAGTTCCCAGAAATCTATGAAGTTTATCCATCCTTGTTTGATAGCCAACAATTACAAGAGGAAAGACAGAAAGCTAAAGCAGATGTTTCCGCTTTACGCTTTATGCAATTTGCACAAGCTTATAACAAAAAATTTGAGGAGGTGCAAAAAAAATAAATGAATGAACGTTTACAAATTATCATTGCGGCTAATGTTGCACAAGCTCGAAAAGCTTTGAAGGAAGTTCAAGGAGAAGTTGATAAGACAGCGAAAGGTTCATCAAAACTAAGTAAAATTGGAGAAGCGGTTGGCAATGGCATGAAGAAAGCAGCCCAGGTAACAACTGCCGCAGCTGCCGCTTGTGCTGCTGCACTTGTCGCTCTTGTTAAAAGCTCAGTTAGTAATTTTGCGGAATATGAACAGTTAGTCGGTGGTGTAGATACACTATTCAAGGATAGTTCAGCAAAAGTACAGCAATATGCGGCTGAGGCTTACAAAAATGCGGGTATGAGCGCAAACGAGTATATGAAAACCGTAACCGGGTTCAGTGCTAGCTTACTCCAGAGCTTAGGCGGAGATACAGCGGCCGCCGCAGAAATAGGCAATATGGCTGTAGTGGATATGGCGGATAACGTTAACAAGATGGGTTCGTCTATGGAAAGCGTCCAGAACGCATATCAGGGTTTCGCTAAACAAAACTATACTATGCTTGATAATTTAAAGTTGGGTTATGGTGGAACAAAAGAAGAAATGCAACGTTTACTTGCAGACGCAGAAAAAATATCAGGAATTCACTATGATATTTCTAACTTAAGTGATGTTTATAGCGCTATTCACGTAATTCAGCAAGAATTGGGAATTACAGGAGCAACAGCAGATGAAGCTAAGAAGACAATCTCTGGTAGTGCGGGAGCTATGAAAGCTGCATGGACAAACCTATTAACTGGTATAGCTCAAAACAACGGTAATCTAAACGAACTTATTACTGCTCTTGCAGATACCGTAAAAACATTTGCGGGAAACGTTATACCTGTTATCCAAACAGTTTTGAAGAATATTTTATCAATTTTAATAGAGTGGACACCGCAAATATTGAGTTGGATTGGGGAAATGATCCCACAGGTGCTTTCTACGATTGGAGAACTCGCAGCTCAAATAGTTTCTACTATTTTTGAATTACTTCCTTCTATTATTGAAGGAATAATGCAGATTATCCCTCAGATAGTACAAGCTTTATTAGATGCTGTACCTATTTTATTAGAGGGCTTAATAAGTGCTAGAGTAGCTATAATAGAAGGATTAGCTGAAATCTTACCTACAATAGTAGAAGCGATAATGCAGATACTTCCATTAATAATTGAAAACTTAATGACAGCTATTCCGCAATTGTTAGAAGCGGCAACCGTTTTACTTATGGCTATTGTTGATGCAATTCCGCTTATTATTACAGCATTAGTTGAAGCATTACCAAACATTATTAAAACAATTATAGAAACAATAATTAACAGTATTAATATTATATTGAATGCGGCAGTTCAATTATTCACTGCTCTTGTGGATGCAATCCCGCTTATTTTACCAGTGTTGATTGACACATTCCCTACAATTATTGATACTATTGTTAATGCAACAACAGAGAACATACCAACAATTTTAGATAGTGCAATTAACCTCTTTACTGCGGTAATAGATGCAATTCCGCGTATCCTACCTAAGTTAGTTGCGGCAATTCCGAAAATTATTGAAACAATAGTGTCAACATTAGTAAGAAACGTTCCTAAGATTGCGGCGGCCGCCCTTCAGCTTTTCTTAGAAATTGTAAAAGCAATTCCTAAAATTGCAGGACAGCTACTTTCCGCACTTGGTAACTTAATGTCACAGGCTTTAACTAAAATTGGCAGTTTTGCGGTTAGTATTGGACAAAAGGTTGGCGATGGCATCTCAGGTGCAGTTAAGAGCGCTATTAATGGAGTATTAAGCACCGCAGTAGGAATTATTAATGGTTTCATTGGAGCTATTAATGGTGCTATTGGTGTAATTAATGCAATTCCAGGTGTTAGTATTAGTAAGCTAGATAAACTCGATGTACCGCAGTTTGCTAAGGGTGGTATTGTAGATTCCGCTACTTTAGCTGTTGTTGGTGAAGCTGGTAAGGAAGCTGTAGTTCCGCTTGAGAATAATACAGAGTGGATTGATGAACTCGCTAAGAAGATAAAAGGCGGCGGTGGAGGAGACAAACCTACACCTGTTGTTCTTCAGGTTGATGGAAAGACATTCGCGCAGACAACAATTCAAACAGTTAACGATTTAACCAGACAAACTGGTAGATTAGATTTAGTATTAACATAAGGAGGATTAAATGGCATACTTTATGATAGGGAGCAATGATTATTCTTCTTATACAAGCGGTTTAAAAATCACAAGAAGTACAAACTACAATGCACAGACAAATGCCGCTGGAGACACTGTAGTAGATTTTATAAACCAAAAAAGAGTTATTGAAGTTGAAATCATTGCTCTTGATGAAACAATAGCATCGCAGTTAAAAAATGACATTGACGCTTTTAATGTGCGGATTTCGTTTAGAAACCCGAAAACAAGAGCATTAGAAACAAACGTTGATTGCATTATACCTGACAATGCTATTGAATATTATACAATACAAATGAATAGGGTATCTGTTAATAAGGTATCTTTAAAATTTACTGAATTATAAATAGGAGGTTGACAGATGTTAGCAAATAACACTATAGAAACAAAAGTAAGACAAATTGCGGTAACCGCAACCATTACAAGTGCGGAAGATGCTACACAAACTGTCGCTTTTACTAACAGGGATTCAATAAAGAGTTTTGAAATTACCAGAGTCGGAGATACATCTAAGTTCTTCGGCTTTGGTGTAACTCATAGATTAAATTTAAAATTAGTAAATGTAGTGAATCCCGCTTTAATAAAGGCAAATAATAAGGTAAAACTTATTCCAAATATAGATACTTACCCTTCTACTGTTGCTACTGCTTTTGATGCATATCCAACATTTTATATATCAGAAGTTCATTATAATGAAACAGAATTTGAGTATTCTATTACAGCATATGATGTAATATATAAAGCAAAAGAATTAACAGCGAGAGAAATGACAATCGATAGTTCTTATTGTATTGGACAGGTTGCGGATGCCGCAGCCGTACTTCTAGGAATAACTAGTGTACATACTGAAACAATATTTAGTACACTTACTTATGATTCTTCAACAAAAGCAAATCTAGATGGAACAGAGACAATCCGCGAGGTACTAGATGCAATTGCGGAAGCTACTCAAACAATTTATTTTATAAACCATGAAGATAAATTAATTTTTAAAAGATTGGATTATGCGGGAACCGCTGTTGCGACAATAGACAAGGATAATTACTTCACACTCGAGTCTAGGGATAACAAAAGGCTAGGAACAATAGCATCAGTAACAGAGTTAGGAGACAATTATAGTGCATCCACCGCACAATCTGGTAGTACTCAATACGTAAGAGACAATCCATTTTGGGAATTGAGAACTGACATTGCTACTCTTGTTGATAATGCATTAGCGGCAGTTGGTGGTGCTACTATATCTCAGTTTAAGATGGATTGGCGTGGAAACTTAGCTCTCGAGATTGGTGATAAGATTGACATTATTACACTCGATGCAGATGCAAACCCGCTTTCCGCATTTCTACTTGATGATTCTCTTGTTTATGATGGTGGTTTAAAACAAAAAACACAATGGCTTTATTCAGAACACGAGGAAACAGATACAAATCCTACTAATTTGGGAGATGCTTTAAAGCAAACTTATGCAAAAGTAGATAAGGCTAATAAAGAAGTAACAATAGTAGCTAGTAAAATGGATACAATGGGTTCAGATGTTGCGGCGTTGAAGATGAACACTGATAGTATTTCTGCTTCTGTTAGTTCACTATCTAATGATTTACATACAACTGCGGATAACATTAATAACCAAATTGGTGAATTACAAACTAAAGTTAATGCAGCAATCACCGCGGAAGATGTTCGCTTAGAGGTGGAAGAAGCCCTAGCTGATGGTGTTAATGAGGTAAGAACAACTACAGGATTTGTTTTTAACGATAAAGGTTTAACAATTAGTAAAACTGGTAGCCAAATGGAAACTAATATTGATGAAGATGGTATGACTATCAGTAGAAATAATACAACCGTGTTAGAGGCAGATAACCAAGGCGTTTCCGCATATAATCTGCATGCAAGTACATATTTAATAGTAGGTGAAAACAGTCGTTTTGAAGATTACACTGGAGATTCTGGTGAAGCAAGGACAGGTTGTTTTTGGATTGGTAGTTAAAGCCTCTTGGGTGGAATTATGTATTTTATTTAAAAGTTTTTTCTAATAAAGTGGAGGTTGAAAAGCCTCTACTTTATATTTGAAGGAGGTTAGAAAAATAAATGGCAAGTAGTTATGCAATACAAAGTAGCAGTAGCTATAATGGCAGAACAATGACTTTGTATATGTCTCAAAGCTATGATATTGGTGCAAATAAATCAACAATCTATTGGAATTTGCACACAGAAGGCGGAAGCAGCGATTGGTACGCAACAGGCCCAACCGAGATATATATAGATGGAAACCAAGTATACTATGCCGATAGACAGTACGGAGGTTTTCCATCAACCGCAGGCGATGAATACGGCTCAATAGATGTATATCATAATTCAGATGGTACAAGAGCAGTAGGTGTATCACTATCAACTGCAATTTATACTAGTTCGGTATCTACCGACTCTGATGTTTGGGTTCTTGATACTATACCCCGCTATTGTAGTATTACATCAGCACCGGATTTCAGTGATGAAGATAATCCAACTATTACGTTTACAAATCCAAGCGGTGGATATTTCCCCCTCCGCGCTAAAATGGAGGCGGGCGGGAATACTCAGCTCATTACAAGAGACATCCCCGCAAACTCAACTAGCTGTACTTTTTCTTTAAGTGCGGAAGAGCGTAATACATTAAGAAACTTATGCACCAATAGTAAAACATTAGGAGTTAGATTTACTATCTGCTGTATGAGCGGAGGTAGTGAGGTTTCCGCATCATTCCTAGATAGAACGATGACAATAGTGAATGCCGCCCCTACTTTTACTTACACTCTTGTTGATACCAATAGTGATACAGTAGAGCTTACAGGAGATAATACAAAATTTATTAAATCTCATAATAATATGCGTTATAGTATTTCAGCTGCCGCATATAAAGGAGCGTCAATTGCGGGATTCCAAGTTACAAATGGAGGCATTACGCAAACAACTTCTTCTGGTGCTTTTTTAAATGCTGAAAGTAATAATTTTTCTTTTAAAGTAACAGACTCTAGAGGTTTTACAACAACAGTAACAGCAAAGCCAACAATGATACCTTATGTTGAATTAACAACTGATTTCGCTGTTGTTAATGTTAATGTAGATGGGGAAGCTACTCTAAACATAAAGGGTAATTATTTTAATGGTAACTTTGGTGCGGTAAGTAATATTCTAGGAGTACAATATAGGTACAAGGAGAAAAATGCGCAAACCTATTCCTCATGGTATGTGGTATCCGCAACCCCGCGCAACAATACATATGAAGTGGAACCTGTAATTACAGGATTAAATTATCAAAAAGCTTATGTATTCCAAGCCCGCGTTTTTGATAGATTACAAAGTAAAGATTCTGCTGAAATAACGGCTAGAGCATTACCTGTTTTTGATTGGAATCATGATAATTTTAATATAAATGGTGATTTAACTATTAATGGAAAAACATTCCTTGATTTAGTTTACCCTATTGGTTCAGTTTATACAAGTACTGTAGATACAAGCCCTGCGAGTATGTTTGGCGGAACCTGGGAACAAATAGAAGATAGATTTTTATTGGCGGCAGGTAACACATATACTGCAGGAACAACAGGCGGTGAAGCAGAACATACATTAAGTATTAATGAAATGCCTAGCCATTTCCACTGGTTCCCTGGAGAAGGCGGTTCGTTTACTGTTTCATGGGGTAGAACATATGGACAAAATGTAACCGTACATGGAGCATCCGCTATTGCGCAAGCTACACAAGGTAATGATATAGCCATTGATCAAGGTAACTTCTGGGGTACAAATAGCACAGGTGGCGGACAGGCGCATAATAACATGCCGCCTTATTTAACTGTTTATATGTGGAAACGTATAGAATAAAGGAGGGCTAAAATGCGAATATTAGATGAGCATAATAATGAACTAAGTGAAAACGAACTTGATTTAGAAAAAGGTTATTTTAAAAGAGATAAAATTGTTAAGGCGGAACACGAGGCAAAGCCAGCAGTAGAAGGTTCTGGACATTATATAACTGTAAAAGAATATGAAAACGGCGGGAAGGATGTGCAATGGGTTTGGGATGTTGAACCCCAACCCGCACAAGAAGCGTGGACAGAGTACGAAGATATACAGCGTTATATTTTATATACTGAAGAAGAATTAAAGCAACGTGAAGAAGAGAAAAAGCGCAATGAACAAAAGGAAGCAAACAAACAAAAGGAAATGGAACAGCAAATTAACGATTTGCAGAAACAATTAAATGATTTAATGGCTTTAATTGCGCAGATGCAGAAGTAGCGGGAATGATGCTTTAATGATGCATGGGAGTTCGTCTAGAGAAGAACAGGCGGGCTTCCCGCATTTTCTTTGGGCAAGACTAATTCTTTGCTCTTGTTCAATTTTAAATATATTATGTAGGACAGCGATTGGAGAAGCAGAAATAATGATAGATTTACAAATGATAGATTTACAACAAATATATGGTTTTTTTACTTTAATACTTGGCTTCATTGGTGGAGCAATTACAGTAAGAAAATATCTTAATAGTGGTTTTAAGAAAATATTTTCTCCTCTTGTAGAAGAGAGTTTAAAACCTATACACGATGATATTATTACAGTTAAAAAACAACAGGAAGAGCTAAGCGGGAAGGTAAAAGACTTAGAGCTTAGCGAATGCAGAAACTTCTTAGTAAGATTTATTGAAGATGTTAAGTCTGGCGAACCTGTAGGAACAGTAGAAATAGAAAGATACTACGAGGTGCGAGACAGATACTACGCTCTGGGCGGGAATGGGTATATCCATGCCGCAGCTGAGGAAATAGAGGAGAAGCTAAGTAATTCTCCTCAACAATAGAAATAGAAAAAGCGGAAGGTGCAGAGCGCCGAATAATTGAAGAAGAATTCCAATTTCCGCATTTTTATATAGCAGGCAGGTTAATTAAAACCTGCCCGCATTTTTTTGCTTAGGCGGGAGATGTAGATGAATTTGCCATTTTTTTTTTGAGAAATGGTAAAATATTCGTCAGATTAGAAAAAATTAAACTACAGCTAATTACATAAATAATAGTGGAGGTAATTTTTGGAACTTCCCAACAGTAGAAAAAGAGAAAAATAAGGCGGGAGTTGGTGCTTTATAGTGGCAGCAGGTTTTGCTATTGGGGTGATTGGCTTAGCTTGGTAAATCCCTTACCGCTTCCCGCAACAATTCCCAACAATAGCAAAGTAAAAAGGAATGCGGCAGGTGGTGCTTTAATGATGCGGGAGAGCTTGCTTTAATGATGCATTATAGCTTGCTTCTATGCTGCATTATACCGACATTCCCGCATTTTTAAACTTTTCTACACGCTCAAACAGCCATTTTTTTAATTAAATTTGCCGCTCTGATAAGGCTATTTTGCTTTTATTTGCCTTTTGTGAAAAAGTATTCGACTATTTGTAAAAATCTCTACCAATTTTGCTCTAAAAAAATTTTACAAACTTTGGGCACGCTGAGAAAAAGGATTCCCGCATTTTTTTATATATATATGTAAATGCTAGTAATAAAATTTTTCTTAAATTTTTTTACACCAAATTGCGGGAACGTGTATCAGCCTTCCCGCATGTTTTATATTATCTCCTTTTCCTTATATATTGGGTGGCTGGTGATTATTAATTATCAGCTACCCTTCCATTTTTTTGGGAAAGGGTATGAACAAAAACTAATAAAGCAAAGGAGAAAAAACTATGAATGAAAGAATAAACAAAATAAATGAAAGATGGGAAGCTCTTAAACCTTATGTGAAGATTAGAGCTTTAGAAAAGTTTTCTGGTGTGAATAAAGGAACATTACAGAATGCTTTAAGTAAGAGTAGATTCGCAATAGCGGAAGATAAAATAAAAGCTATTGAAGAAGCAATTACTGTTTTAGAAGAATTCTTTTTAAATTAAGGAGTTTTCCTCAAAGGTTTTCCGGAGATAATAAATATATAACCCTGGAAGACGTTTGAGGAAAAGTATTAAAAATGGAAAAAACCCCCAAAACCTTTCCCGAGTTAATAAATATATATGTCGGGAAAGGTTTTGGGGGTTTTATATAAAAATGGAAAAAACTATTAAGGAGGTTTCAATATGAAACAATTAAAATTAGGTACTTATACAAGAGAAGAAATAGCAAATATTTTAGGAGTAAATATAAATGATACTAATCATTTTAAAAGAAACGTTGAGAATAAACTTATTAAGTGGGGCTATAGCTTTAAGTATTCCCGCAAAGAAGTAACTATTACAAGAACACCAACAACAGCAGATGAGAAACTAGCGGAAATCCTTATTAGAGAATACAATTTAGATATTAGAATTGATACTAATGCGTTTGCCGCTTTCTTTTACTCTATTGTTGTATTCCCTGAATTTAGTTCAATGCCTTGGGAAGAAAGAGCTGAATTTCTTAAAGATGAATTTGGAGTTTGTGTCTCAGATAGAACTCTAAAAAGTTGGTGTTCCCGCCTATTACAGACTTCTACTGTTGTAAAAGATGATTTAAATAAAACAAGATGGATAACAGGATATTATCAAGGAGAGAAATATAGAGAATTAGTTGATGGTGATGATAAATTAGAAAAGTTAGCGGATGATTATCGTAAATCAATGAAAGAATTACTTGATAAATATAAAACAATAGAAAACAAAGAAAAATGGGGTTTAGTTAGAAAAGAACTTTGGGATAAATATAAATGTTGTATTTACTATTGCAAGAGTATAGCGGCAACCGCATTTGATAATACAGAAAGTTTAGAAACCCTTCAAGAAATGGTAGAGTTAGTTAATGAGATTGCGGAAAGGGAACCAGTTGAGACTGAGTTAGTAATTACTTCTTCTATTGTTACAATTCCACAAAAAGATGGATTTGTATTTTAGCGGGAATGGGGGTATCACCACCTGCTTCCCGCATATAAAAATAGCCTAGCAGAGATTATAATACTCTACTAGGCTACTTTAGAGAAGCACATATTAAATTGAATTGAACTAAACCCTTTCTCTCGGTGGGTTAAAATTAATACATATAAATAACATTTTAAATAATTCAAATAATATTACGTTGAGAGAAAAATGAGAAAAAATGTAAAAAAATTATTACCCTTTAGGCTTTATTTATATTAAATTGTATTGATAAGATAATAATAGCTTTTCTTTATTATCTCTATATATATTATACAAAAAATTTTTGCGAAAGTCAACATAAGGCGGAAGGTAAGCCACTTCCCGCATTTTTTCTATTTTGCTTTTGTTTTTTAGAAAAGCGGGAAGCCCTAGAAATATAATGCAATGCTAATTATGGGGTGAGCTATAAACAATAGAAAAGCAATTGGATGAACATTTTATCGTCAGAAATAAAAAATGGCAAATTCACTTAATTTTTAAACAGGAGAAAAAGATAAAGGTGCGGGAAGGGGTAAGTATTATGCGGCATTGGGGCAAGCCCCTCCCGCTTCTTTTTTACTTTCCTTTTGTTATAAGGGATTAATTGGCCCCAAAGGGGACAAATTAAGCCCGTTTATATATATATAGAAGATTAACTGGCCGCCAAAGGCGGACAAGTTAAGCTTCGGTTACTTTTTTTTTTTTTTTTTTTTTTTTTTTTTTTTTTTTTTTTTTTTTTTTTTTTTTTTTTTTTTTTTTTTT